AAGCAGATAAGTATATCGCGAAAATGGATGTATATTATAACAAAGAGAGAGCATTAAGCATGATACCAAGCATACAAGCACAGCTTTATGTAATGTGTGGTATGGAAGGATTAGGAATTGGTGGAGCGACACAACCAACAGGATTCTATATTCAGACAGGCACTATCAAATTGCCTTACAACCAGAAAGATATTAGATTTATCGCAAGGGTTCTATCTAAATTGATTAAGATAGCTGGGTTAAAAGAACCATTAAAGTTTAATACCTTTGATTATATAGGAGTATAAATCATGTTAAACCTAAGTAGTAAAATCTTGAGTTTACTGATGCATGAACATAGAGAGATTAAGAAATATTCAAGTGATGAAAAACCATGTGATGAAGAGTGGTCCAACCACATGGTCAGACGCGATGCTTATATTGAAGTGCTAAGTTTAGTGGACCAGTTTCTAGACCAAATCGAATGGAAATATATAGGAGAATGCACATGAAATTGAAATGCCCAAATGGATGCGAAGGAGACATATTAAGAAGAGAGCATTTCCATCTGTCAAAATTCTTCTTGATGCCAAAAATGAGCACCAATGATGGCGTCTATCTTGACAAAATGGATAAGATTTCCGAAGACGAAGGTGCGAAAGCAAAGTTCTTCTGTAGAAAATGCTTAAGTGAAATCAGTTTATCAGATGAAATAAAAGTACTATCATAACAAAAAAAAGGAGAAGTATAAATGGCGCAACAAAGTAGACAAGTAACAAAACCCAAGAAGTCAGTAGAGATTAAAGAGATTAGTTTGCCTATGGAGCCAACTGTTGATTTCAGTTCGGACCAACCAGAGATTATTATAATAGCGGGTTCCCCAAAAGTTGGGAAGACTTTTCTATCAGCAAGTTTCCCAAAAGTATTGATAGCAGATATGGAAGGTGGTTCCAGATTCTTAGAATACCATCCCAATAAAGCCAATATTTATGTACTACAATTGAGTGACCTTGCCGAGGTTCGAGGGCTAATAGTACAATTAGCCAAAGAGAAAGATAACCTTCCTTATGATACTATTGTAGTAGATTCACTTACTACTCTAGAACAATGGATTGAAGAAGAGGTTTCGAAAGATTTGAACTGTGAATTTGGTACAGCAGGTTATGGTGCTGATTATGGCAGCGCTAGAACCAAAATGATGAGAATGATTAATGGTTTCAAGAAAGTTAATAAGAGAATCATTCTTATAGCTCATACTAACATTTCTGCTGAACCAGGTACAGAGATAAAGACTTTGTCTCTAACTGGTAAAGTGAAGAATCTTGTGACAGCAGCAGCAGACGCAGTTGGTTTTATGGGATGGAAGAATGAAGAAAGAATAATATCTTTTGCTAGCACTCAAAAAGACGAAAGTGGTAGCAGGTATCCTCAACTAATTGGCAAGGACATTCCTGCTACTTATCAGGCATTCGCAGAAACAATCGGTGAGATTGAACCCGTGATTTCTGAAAAATTAGAAGGAGAAGATGATAATGAATAAACGTTTGGCATGGGAAGATGTAGAAGATGGATATCCAAAGTTTGAGAAAGGCAAGAAACATCATCGTTTACATTGGCAGAAATGCTTATTTCTAGCTAGTGATAATCAAGACGAAGCATATGCAAAGGTTGAAAAATATGTGTCAATAGAATTACCAAGCATAAAATCAATTCCTGGTTATATACCAATCGAGAAGGAGACAATTAATGACGTTGAAGAAAGCAGTTAAAGAACCATTGCGACTTAGAAATAATGATTTATCTGAACAATATTATGGTATCTACATGGAAGATTATGAAATTCATGATGAGCCCCTTACGATAGTCTCTAACGATTATGAGATAGTACAACATGAAGAAATAATAGACTCACTAGATTTAATGATTAAAAAGATTGACGCTGTGTTAGAACGCGATATAATTACCACTAATGATGGTGCTAGAATGTTTGCAAAATATAACTTGCCAAACGTTATAGAACCAGTAAAACATAATGATGAAGTGAATATGGGAATTTTGGTTACTAATTCCTATGATAAGTCAAGGTCGATTCAGATTAGAATTTATGGAATACGAATAAACTGTATTAATGTACTAAATACTAATTCTCATTTGTCGATGATGAAAACTCGCCATTTTAAATCTTCATTAGACAAGTTCTTTGAGATAAGTGTTCCAACATTTCTTAGTAAAAGCAATATGGAATTTATGTCGAATGTCCGATTGTGGCGAACATATGCAAATGTTCATTCTTTTGTGGACACAGAAACAAAGATAGAAATGTTAGGACAAATCAAAGAGTTGCTTCCAAAGAAAGACTTTGTGCCGATTGAAGCACAACTATCATCAGAGAGAAATCTATGGAATATATACAATATTCTAACGACAATGATGACTCATGAATGGGAGATTGAGAAACAGTTAAGGTTCGCAAACCCAATGAATGATATAATGAATGCGACTCTTGACGCTGTAGCAGAATAAATTCATTGCCTATTGTCGATGAGGTTGAATTGTTAGAGTTGATTAAGGTGGTATTCATTAAATCAACATTGCAATTCAATCTCGTTGATATCAGGAGGTGTAATTATGTATTTCAGCCCAAGTTGTGAATGTGGAACCAAACTAGAAGTGATTGAAAAAGTAGTTATTACAAATTGCTATGCGGTCAATTCAAATGGTAATCTCAAAAAGAAAGCTAATGAATACAGAATCATACAGGAACGTAAATTGAAATGCCCTAATTGCTGGAAAACATATCCGTTGTTAGTGACGACTCCCCCTGATGAATCAGGGGGCTTCTCAGGGAACGCATACGGCAACCCGTTACGTTAGCCCCTGAAGGCTCCGTCCGAGCCCTAAGTTTGATAAAATTATATCACAAAACACGGGGAAAGTCAAGAACAAAAAGGAGTTGTGTCAATTCCCCACCCGCTTAAAAGACGGGTGTCCCCTTGACACAAATACTATGGATAAAAATATGAGACCAAGGAGACCATAATGAATCAACATCAGTTCAAGAAATGGCAAATCAAAGAAGGATTAACTCTTTACAATACTAGGACTCAGTTATTATCAACTACAGATATTCTAGCACATATTATTAGGGACAGAGATCTAGCAGTCTTTATCCTTGATAGTATTGACTTTGACCAATTGAAGAATATCTCTATTCCGGAGATAACTAGCATATTAAACAGCAAGAAAAGCCACTACCTTATCGATGAAAAGATAAATTTAATAGCCGAACAAATTGTTTCAGCTATTGAATTAGGCAGAAAGGTGAACATGAAGACTAGCAATAAGGAAGTTGCACTAGACGACCCAAGAATTGCTGGGGAGTTTCTCCGAAATAAATTTGCAGATATATCAGGTTCTGAAGAACTAATAGGAGCGTTTTTAGATAGCTCATTGAAACTTATCAAATGGGAAATAGTATTTAGAGGCACCATTAGAGCCACAACTGTATCACCTAGAGAAATTTTGGTAAGAGCATTAAAATATAATGCGGAGTCTATCCTTGTGGCACATAATCATCCAGGAGGTGGAAGGGAACCGACAGGAGACGATAGAGGCGTGACCAATATAATAAAGGAAGGATGTAGATATTTGGATATTAGATTTATTGACCATCTGATTATCACTAAAAATAGTTGTTATTCAATCAAGGAGGATCAAGAAATTGAAAATTAAGCCATCAGAAGAACAACTAAGGATATTGAAATCAAATAGCTCTAACATTCTAGTTAGAGCTAAACCTGGGAGCGGTAAGACTAGAGTAGCTTTAGCTTCCGCAATGATGAAGGCGAAGAAAAATGAGAGAAGTTTATTTATTGCTTTCTCAAAGAATGCAGTGGACGAGGTTAAAAAAAGGATTGAAGAGAACAAGAATGGGTATGGCAAGCTAATCCAACCACTTACATTTCACGGATTAAGTTTAAGAATCTATCAACGGTACGATGGAACCTTGAAGCTAAACCTACAAGCAAGCAATAGAATTATCTGGGATTTGATTAAGAAATACGAGAAACAGAAGAATAGCACTTTATCTATATCATATAACTCAATTAAGCATGAATTCTCGAACATGCCTTTCTTGAATCAAGATGAAAAAGAAAACAGTCTCTACTGGGAAATCTACCGAGACTATGTTAATAGGCAAAAAGAGCTTGGTATAATAGATTATTCTAGTTTGCATCCACTCGCGTTAGGGATATTAGAAGATAATAACATTCTGGCAGAAGTCCAGGAGGGATTTGAGCGGATATACATTGATGAAGGTCATGACCTAAATAAGAAGAATATAAACTTGATAATCAAGTTATATAAAGAGAAGTTCTTTGGAGTAATTTCAGAAGAACAGAGCATCTATGGATTTAGACATGCTAAACCCGGTTATCTTTTACAATTTGCTAAGGAGATTAACGCTGAAATATTTGATCTGACCATTAATTTCAGGTCAGGGCAAAAGATAGTTAATCTCTGTAATGACATAATACGAGTAGCAGAAAACTCTTGTGAGTATATCCCCATGAAATCGGGGATGAGCATTGATAATTCAGAAGTTGAAGTACTAGAACCTTTTGAAAATTCTCAAAAGGAAGCTGAGGTAATTGCTTCGATGATTGAACAAGACACAGAAAAGTCTTTTGTGCTATATAGAAATCATTATTATTCAGCAGACTTGGAACGAGAACTAGCATATAAAGAAATTCCATTCTATGTTACAGGCGAGAAAGGTTTCTTCCAAGTAGATGAAGTAAGAGATCTAATAAGCTATATTACTTCAGCATATAAACTAGCACAAAGTAATCATACTAGCGCTATGGAAGCGCTAGTTCCTGTTCTCAATAAACCTTTTAGGTGGTTTCCTAAAAACATGGAAGAACAATTGCTAGATTATTATGAGAAACAAGACAACTTGATACTAGCGCTTCAAGAATTCTATAAAGGCACTAGCAGAAATCAGACTGGTGCTATCAATAGTGCTAGTAAAGAATTAGCTTCTCATTTAATAATACTTTCATCTTTCAGTTCTCCTGTGGATATGATAAAATATATCAGGGCGAATATGAAGTATGATAAATACATTATCAAAACCAAGTTTAATCCTGATAGTGAAGATGATCAAGAACTTCTGTCTACTATTGATAAATTCCAAGAAATAATAGAAAGGTTTGATAGTACAGAAGAATTATTGAAGTGGTGTGAAAGAATTAAACCTGTCAAAGAGCCTGAGAATGCTAAGACTATTCTCATGACCAGTCATGCTAGCAAAGGGAAAGAGATTGAATATGTATATGTTATAGGAAGCAATATGTACCCGTATCAACCGAAGATGAAATATAAAACAAATCTTGATATGGAAGAAGATCGAAGATTATTGTACGTAGCATGTTCTAGAGCTAAACGGAAAACAGTGGTTAGCGCTGTTAATAATCATTCCATATTTCTAAATGAAGGAGAGAATAATTATGAACTTAAATCAAGCATCCAAAGTATTGAACAAAGTATTGAATAAGCATGTGGTACTTTGTCCCTGCCACGATGATAATTGCGGTGATTGCAAAGAAATGGCGGAAGCTAGGCTAGTTATTGATAATATGCTAAATAGCATTAATAATTCAAGGGAGCAAGATGGCAACGAAATGAATTTATGTAAAGCATTCCAAGTTCTAAATAATAATATACCAGCTTGCCCCACCACCATTGAGTGCGATAGATGCGTGGAAATTAATCAAGCGCGAGAAGTAATAAATGATATGCTAGTTAGCATGAGGAACATGATGAAGCATGTTGCACCAAGAGACCTTGAGATGGAATCTTGTAGGGAAATAAGTCTAGGGCTGAAAGAGAGAGTGTATAATACAATAGGAGAATATGATAATGAATCCAATGATTAAAGAAAGAATAGAAACTCATAACAAGCATCTGATACAGGCTATGGATGAGATGAATAAAGCGTTTACTTATTATAAGCAGACCAAGAAATTTGATTTTAGCCATTTAATTGGTTTGGCTAGACTATTGACAGAAAACGTAATAATCTTAGATGAATACCAGAGATTAGAATATAGTTGTATAGAAAGGGATGAGGCAAATGAATCCTGAAATAATAATAGTTGAATTTAGTAAAGATGGTAAACCCTTCACTGTAGTTACTAAAAGTGAACATGGTGCTGGTTATGACATTTATGATTTTGAATGGAGTAAACAAAGTAATTGTTTATTATATCATCAAAGTGGTGGGGGTTCATGGCCTTATGGAATCACGGCAAAGGAATATTGGGTGAAAGCAGAAGCTCTGCCATCATTGGTGATAAATAAAATAAGAGCAAAACAAAGAGTTGACTTTGACCCAACAGATTTATTCAACGATAATTGGGGAGTAAGCGCTCAATGGTGTAGCATATGTGAAGACTTTGCGCCAACAGAAGAAGTGTGTAAGCACTTATGGTGGGATGGAGAAGTAGGGCTATGGCTAGAAATAAGAGCTTGTTGTAAGCAATTCGAAGATGAATATATCAGCATCTTTGGGCTCTATGATTTCGATGAAGAAAAAAGGATATTTTATCGCACAAAAGATGAAGATGAAGTAGCTCTATATAAATGTCCTTATTGTGGGAAAATGCCAACGATAACAGAGGAGCCATAATGAGCCAACTTATCAAGGAGCTTATACACCTTGCCAAACAGTCTATGAACTTAACTGAAGCAATAGAGAAGTTAAAAGAAATGGATCTAGCAGAAACATATGATTTACATTGGCTGCAACGTCATGATGGACAGGGCTATGATCCAAAAGATGATGAATTTAATTATTGCTACAAGTGTGCAAAGAAAATCTATGATTTCTTGATAGGTGTAGGAGAAAAACCTGTAGCACGGTATTTAGATATACCTGATTGGACAGGGTGTACAGAAAAGAACACAGAAATAAAAACAGATTGGGGGAACTGGGGATATGATAGTGTCCAATTCTGTCATCTCTGTAGTTGTATTCTTGATGTTCCATTAACTGATGCTGAAGAGGAAATAAGACACTTTGAATCCACAGAATCCATCAAGAATCCAGAAGAATATAGAAGGCTATTCCTTAATATGCTAGAAACAATTGTATACGTTGAGGAAGGAAACTTCCCAAATGAATTTCACACAGATGATGAAATTAAAGAAGCAAAAGAGTTATACAATAGGGCGATGGATTTATTACCTAAGTTAAAAGGAACTAATCTTGCTAGTTCTTAAGGTGGCGGAGATAAATAATGATAGTGAAAACAAGTAACATTAGCTACAAGGGGGCAAATGCTTTAGATATTACCGTCAAAAGTGGTGATAAAACATTTGCCCCTACTTGGGATATGGTTTATTATTTAAAAGAAGGAAGATTGAGTTGGGAGCAATACGAAGAAATGTATCAATACAGAATGCGAGATAGTTATAAGAATAACAGAGAGAGATGGGAAGAGATACTAGCTATGGATGAAGTAGTGCTAGTATGTTATTGCAAGGACGACAAGAATTGTCATCGTGGATTATTAAAAGAATATCTTATTAAATGTGGCGCAGAAGATGGAGGTGAAATGTAAATGTTTTGGACTCTAAAAAATAATGACAAGAAATGGCTAGAAGAAGAAAACTTAAGAGTTCATAGTGGATATGATACAATTAAAGAAGCAGAAAAAGAAATGAGACAAATATGGGATGAATGCAATCCATACATAAGCAAATTTATGGTTATCGTATCAAAAGAAGGTGTAACACAAGATATACCAGAAGGAAAGTATTGGTATGAACAAAGGCACTGTATCTTGGTTAATGATCCAGATATAGAAATGGAGACTACAATGAATCATTATGAAGGCTTATGATAATTTAAAGGCGCCTATCATCAACGTAAAGGCGGTTGAAATAGTAATTCAATACACCTCCTAAAAATATCATTTCAATAGCCTTCACGTTGATGCAATACTTATTAGAACAGGAGAAGGTGAGCCAATGATGAGCAATTTACTTAAACTGACTTGTGACACTTGCAATGAAACAGTTATTCCAGTAGAAGGTATAACATCTATATTAAGTCGAGGTTACTTGTGGCATACTAAATGCTGTGATTTTGATTTTGAAGATGGCAAACCAATAGTAGCATTTCTATCTAAAGGTAAATTGATACCCAACACTATTTTGCATCAAGAGACAAATAATGAATAAGGAAGTGATATAATTGGATAGAAAACAGACCAAGAAACTATGTCCAGTATGTCTTCATTATGGAAGATTCCCCAAAAATCTATGCCATTATTGTGGTATCGATGAAGGAATAATGCATATCAAACTGAGTGAACCAATAGAATTAAAGTGTGGAGGCAAGGAGCGCATGTTTCCAATAGATACATTTAAAATATCAAGGATGGGAGTGTTTGGAAAAATACACACTATTTGTATTGAGTGCAAAAAACAAGGTGAGCATTGTCATAAGATACTATGTTATAATATATTGATTCACAATAACAAGGAAAAGATTTTGAAGCACACAACTTTTTCTAATTAAACTAGCAGGAACAATTATTGTTATGATAATTTATGTCCTTATCACAAAATAAAAAGGAGAATCTAAATGGTAGAGGTAACTAAAGATCCAGAGATATACTCGATGTTGATAAAGGGTTTTGTAAGGCAACTACGACAAGCAGAGTACCTTGTAGAAACACTCGCTATCTGTGGTATTATAAGCGACTATGTTGAAAAATGGGCATTGGCAATGAAACTAAAATCAGAGATGGGCTTGACAGAGACAAAGTGAATTTAGTGAAAATAATGCTTGACATATTAACATATATATGTTATCATTTAAGTATGAAAACGAAAGGAATAAAACGAACATATTATATAACAGAAGAATTAGAAGATGGTATTAGAACATTAGCTTATCTGCGAAAGACAACACTTAGTGATGTTGTACGTGAGGCATTAAGATGGTTTCTTAAAGCACAAGAAGAAGAATTATCAGAAATGTCAGAAGTAAAGTTATTGAGGCGCGATGGTACACATCTTTTAGTAGGAGGTATAGAGAATGAGTAATGTAAAATGTTTAATAGAAGGTAGACAAACAAGAATGGGTGCATTAACCCAAGTCAAAGATAATCCTAACATAACGATAGATATAGTATCAGAATCCAAAACAGGTAATCATTGGACTGAACTTGTTTCGGGCAAAGATGGTACTCAATTTGAAGTTATAGATATAAGTAATTCAGGAAAACACAATTGTTTTATAGCTACATTAGATAATAAAGAAATCGACAACCATCACAGGGTATTCTCACAAAATATCCCATGTGAAATTTGTCAGGTGAATTGATGAGAAAGGAATGAGAGAATGTTCAAGAAACCAAATGTAGCCCCAACGCTCCAAGCATTTGATAATGGACTCATGGTAGCAGGTGATAATGGATTCATGGTAGGTCCAATAGAATATGAGACACAAGTTGTAAATGAGTTTACACACAATAACAGAAAATGTGTTGTAGTCAGAATCCAACTACCTGGCGTGTCAACATACCATAATGGATATGTTGAATGCAATGAAGATTTTTATGGTGATATAATTGGAGGTGAGGAAATAACCTACCAAGGTCCAATTGATGATGATGGTAATTGTTATATTGGATTTGATACCTGTCACTACTATAATCTAACACGTCCAGAAACACAAACTGCTGGATATGTGAAATCAAGATGTCAAGAAATAGCATATCAGCTAGGGAAGTTGTTACAGAATAATCAAAATAATGATTGACAATTAGAACATTATATTGATAGAACAGAAATATGAGAATGTGATAGAACAAAAGAGCATAGCACAAGGATTGAAAGGGTTGAGATGATTAAGGAAACTAAAGTGTCAAGATTGCTTCTGAACGAACCACCTTTAATTGTACTGCCACAATTAGCAATAAAGATAGGGCTAAACGAAGCAATTGCTCTACAACAGGTACACTACTGGATAAAAGGATATGAGATAGCGAAATCTGAAAGGCACTATCAAAGGGGTAGGTATTGGGTCTTCAACTCATATAATCAGTGGAAAACTGACAATTTTCCATTTTGGTCCGAAGCGACAATTAGGAGGACATTTAGTGAACTTGAGAAAAAGAAACTGATTTTAACTGGAACCTTCAGCAAAGATAATCGAGATAAAACAAAGTGGTATACTATTGATTATGACGAAGTATTGATATTGGAACAAAAACGTGTTAAGCAAAACCCGCAAACTCAATCACAATCAAGTGACAGTCCATCTGCTCAAATTGAGCAGTCCATCTGCTCAGATTGCACAGACCATCTGTCCAAATTGAGCAGTCCCAATAATGCAATGGAACATCATGCAACCCCAGACGTAGCCAATGCTTCAAGAGATGGCGCAAATATTGCGTCTTCAGAGACTACTTCAGAGACTACTTCAGAGATAAAATCATTAGTTCCTGTTTCTTCTAAAGTTAATTCACTAGATACACTAGATAGAGAATCTAAAAAAAATGATAATGATAATATTGAAGAAGAGATTTTTGGAAGTGACTTCAAAACAATTAATAACCCAGGTTCTCAACAAGATGCTGATAGTGAACCAGTAAAAGATAAAGAACAAACCCCGCCAAAAGAGATTGGAAATGAATATTTTCTCTCCATAGAAGAATGCTTGAGCAAAAAAACAGATATTCATGTTCCGCTCGCCTACAAGAATTTTGCCATTGTTAAGAAAATGTTTGAAGGTGGTGTGCCACTTGAGTTAGTTGTGAAAACAATTATTGAAGTTATGAGTAGAGCCAAAGGGAACAAGATAGTGTCTTTCAAATATTTTGAGGATGCAATATGGGAGAATTTTAATCGCAAGAAATCAAACAAAAACACAAGTCAAATGACCGACCATATGTTAGAACAAAGAAAACTAGCGAGAGGAGCAAAATGATGGCTGATTTTCACTACAATCAAAGAGCAGAAATGACTGTTATAGGTTCTATGTTAGAGGATAATAAAGTAATCCCATTGTGTATAGAAAAGCTAACCTCACAAAGTTTCTTCTTCAATCCTCACCAAATAGTTTTTGATGCCTGCACAAAACTAAACCACGAAAATAAACCTATAGATCCAGTGACCCTTTCAAGTACCTTAGAAGAAGGGGAATTAAACAGAATAGGTGGAATAGATTATCTATTTGATCTTCAAGGTAGAATTCCAACAACAGCTAATATAGAACATTATATTGATTTAGTCTTAGATTCACATATCAGAAGACAACTAGATATTGGTGCTAAACAAATAATCCAATTAACCCAAGAAGGATTAAGTATAGACGAAACATTGATAAATTCTCAAGAACTCATCTTAACTATTGGTTCTGATGTCATGGCGAATGAACAATTGTCAATATCAGATCAAGTAAATAATGCTTATGAGCACTTGTTAAAAATAGAAAAGGGAGAATATGTTGAAATCTCAACTGGTTACGACAAGCTAGATTTACTATCAGATGGATTTCATAGACAGGAATTTGCCATAGTTGCTGGATTAAGTAGCGTTGGTAAATCAGCTTTTATGCATAACATTATATATGATATTGCAATCAATAATAATTGTCCCGTGGTGTTATTCTGCTACGAAAGCAATCATGTACAAGTCATAAAAAGGATGGTATCAGCACAATCTGGAGTCGATATTCAAGCAAATACTAAGATGGCTGTATCTGAAGACGTAATGAACATATTGGCAAAGATAAAGCATTCTAATTTAATTATCGAAGATGTATGCCCAAGAAGCGTTGAATATGCTGTGGCTCATTGTAGAAGGCTCAAATTAGAATACCCTGATTTGACATTGGCGGTGTTTGACCATATCCATTTAATGACAGCGGATGTAGGTGGATATAGTAATTATGAACGTGAAGTGAGCAAGATTTCAGCGACACTAAAAGACCTAGCCAAATCACTCAATATTGCAGTGGTAGGTATATGTCAAATGTCGCGTGCTTCGATCCGAAGGGCAGATACTAGACCAATGCTGGATGACCTTAGAGCATCTGGATCTTTAGAACAAGACTCAGATTTGGTGATGTTTATATACAGAGAAGATTATTATGATTCATTCACAATTTCCCCAGTTTCAGCAACAGAACTTATAGTAAGAAAGAATCGCAATGGCCCTATAGGAACGATTAACTTTGAATACAATAGAGCGCTATCACTATTCACGGAGACAAACATATGAAAAGGTTACCATTCTCACTAATCGAAATCTGCCAATCATTAACCAATGAAGGTGAATGGCAAACAGCAAAACTTCAACTAGCAGGTAATAGATTTGCCAGATTATTCATTGCTAATACAGGCAATGCTTATAGCATGGCTATCAGAGTTTATGACAAGAATGACAAAGTAATAGAAAATCCTATACTAACATTAGATGTTCTCAGAGAAAAGTTAGATGGAGAACGAATAGAGAGTCTAGATAAAGACACACTATATATAGTTAAGAGGCACAATCGAGATTGTTTAGCTTATGAAGAAAAAGCCAAGCTTGATGATATGATTTATGATATAATTGATAACACACAAAAACAAAAGGGAGAATTATGAACATATGGGTAGTAGAAACATTTGAGAAAGAAGAGTGGATGCCAGCGCTTCAAGATTGGAATGGATTGTCGGGAACTTGGCGAACAAGAAAGTACGCAGAAGACGCTATGAAAGAGATGAAATCATGTCAGCCAATAAAGTATTACGATATCAAGTATCGAGTTGCAGAATATATTAGAAAAGATTGACGAAGTAGCGTAAAATTTGTGATATAATTTATAGGTACCGCGCCTAAAAACCTCGCCTTTCAAGACGGGGATGTGAGGCGTTTGCCACCAAAGCCCACCAGCTTGTGGCAAACACAAACTAATAGGGCGGGGGCACCGCCTTCAGGGATAGGGTAGCACTAGCGCCCTAAGTGAACTGAGAAGCCCCTTGATAAATCAAGGAGAGCTGTCACCTAAACCATCATTGAATAAGGAGAACAAAGAATGAATGTATACAAATGCATAGCCGAAGATTGTTACCAGGAAAAATACAATAGTTTCTCAGAAGATTGTTTTGAACTAGTAATAGCAGAAACAAGAGGAAAAGCGAAATCATTAGCTCACTCTTATTTAAAAAAGATGGGTGGTTTAGCATATTATGGAGAATTTACTGACTGGAGAGTTATGCTAGAAGCTAAGAATATCAATTATAAAGAAGAAGGAATACCTGAAAATGATTCTCCTATTTGGTGGATTGGACTAAATCTAAGAGAAATAATGCAAATGTTTATTGAAGATACATTATATGATGCTGAAACATCTTTGAAATATCTAGATGAACATTTGGAAATTCTCAATCAATTAGAAATGATCACCGGATAAGCATCAAGGTAATCAATTTGATGCCTAATAACTCAGTGGTGTGATTTCATGGCCATCTGATACTATTATAGTCAGGTGGTCATATAAATTCAATGGAATTGACATATGGAAGGAGATGAACTTAATGAGTTATTATAATGAGCTTGAAATAGTTGCAATAGAATTAGATAATTCAGGGCAGAATCCTAGAGTGGTATATACCCATAAGGAAGGCAGATATACTGAGTGGGAATTCGAGTATAGTAAGAAACATGATTGGTATTATTATTATTGCATAGGTGACCATCCTATTTGTTACTATATTCATAAAGAGCCTATACTGTTTGATAGCACGAAATATTGGGTAAGTAACAAATTAGACATTCCAGTCATCGAAAAAGGGGATTGTGAAAAGATAGAAATATTATCATTTAGCATTGATAAACTTTTCCCCAAAAAAGCAGAAATAGATTCACCACCCGATTGGTGCAAGATCTGCAAGGACTGGTTTCCTTGGGACAATTATTGCGAGCATCTATGGTGGGATGACAATGAAGGTTGTGCAATTCAATTGTAACGAATAGGTGCCTAATAGCTTCGTGGCTTGAAATCTATGACCATCTGATACATATTATAGTCAGATGGTCATGAAATCCAATGTGGAGGGCAATAGCTAATGAAATGTGTTTTATGCAAGGAAATATCTGACAGATTAAATGAATTAGAAGAATTACATGGAGAAGAATTCTGCACACAATTTAAAAAGACATTGTCGCATCCCTGTGAACCTGAGAACACAAATACTATGGAAGAATTATTAGATTACAAAAGAGCTTACTTTGAGGCAGGTTGGCTTGATGCTATAGAAGAAATGCAGAAACTATCAGCACGTTTCAAGATAACAGAACAAACATTAAATACGCTAGAATCAGAAGATGTGTTCCTAGGCTTACGCTACTTCACATCAGAGATGCAGAATAATAATATTTTGCAACAATTACAAAGTCTTCTAAATAAAGAAGTTTTAGGTGAAGCAAACTTCATAGATATGCTTAAAAAAACAATAGGCGATAAACACACAGCTATGTTTAAAAAAATCATATTGAAGCATTCGCAAATCTTGAAGGAAACTATAGATGCCACTCAATAAACAGAAACCAGAAAGCGATATGTATAATTGGATTAGCCATAGTTTCACGCCAATTCGTGGACGATGTCCATACAAATGCAAATATTGCTACGCTAAACACTTCACTCAAAAAGCATTACATCTTGACCAGAAAGACCTTAAATTAGATTTATACAAAGATAGTACTCCAGATAAAAGAAATGTCATATTTGTATGTAGCACTATTGATATGTTTCATCCTGACGTGCCAATTGAATGGATAGAAGAAGTGCTGAGACATTGTAATGAATTCCCTGATAATAAATATTTGTTGCAGACAAAAAGTCCACATAGATATTGGCATTTCACACATCTTTTCACTAAACACTATGCTTTATGCACTACAATTGAAACTAATAGAGATACTTCTAGTATATCACTTGCACCACCTACATGCAGGAGAGTAGTACAGATGGCGGTGCTTTCTAATAAAGGTTACAATGTTTCAATTACTATTGAGCCAATCATCCAATTTGACTTAGAGATTATGGTTGAATGGATGAAAGAAATTAAACCATTATGGATTAACATTGGCGCTGATTCTAAAGGTCATAATCTAGATGAACCATCATGGGATAAAGTGGAAGCGCTTATCTCAGAATTAAAGAAGTTTACTAGAGTTGTAATCAAGAATAATTTAGGGAGATTGAGGAAGTCAATCACCCCCACTGAATCATAGATTCAGAAGGGGCTTGTTGAAATAATACGCTCTACTAAACAAGCCCGGTTGACCAGTCTTAGTCCTTGAGCTGATGGCAAGGCATTGATGGGTCTACGTTAGATGCAAATATATAGGTACTATCGGGTGCTTCACCAGCCTGGTACTCTACGGTATATGGTTAAAAGAACTTCTGGGGTATGGGACAGTGCTGTATACACAAAACTGCATCATAACATTGACGAGGTGATACCGTTCGGGTTTGCCAGCCTAAGAACGTGTACCCGGGAAACCGGTGAACGGCCCAGGGGAGCCAGCCTAACGGCAAATTCCCCTACCATTCTATAATAGGAGGACGGCATTCCTCCCCTCCTGATTGTTCCAATCAGAAGGGGTATCCTGCCGTAAAATGATGAATCTTTTAACTCAAAAAGAACGTGTACAAAAATGGCATACAGAACTTGATAATGAGATATTGCGTTTAATGAGTAATAATCCCACAATTTGCCATGCACATAGTGCTAGCATTATGGAAGGCGAGATTGATGAAGTCCTTTTTTTAAAACGTGCAGTGGTTTTATTGGCTAAAGATAATGAGATTAAAACAAAACACTTTATGGAAGTGCTTCGCAAAAAGGAGTTAGAATTAATATGAAATGCAAGCAATGTGTAGCAAATAAGAAAGCGCTTAGTGTGATTAAACAGAAGTGTGAGGATTTAACTCAACAAGTGCTTGATGAGACTAGAGACCCATTAGATAGAGCTAAGTCAGCAACGCAATCTGTTCTGTATGTTGAATGGCTTGCTAGTAATATTGAGGTTACAAGAGATTATGATTATGAGAAAAGTACGTCAAGTGTCAAGTGTTAAATGAAGTTTGGTGAGATAAAAAAAAGAGAAGTAAAGAGAATAACGACTGATGCTGAATTTCATGATGGTTATAAATAGGCAAGGAGAAATTAAATGAATCCAAAAGATTGGAAGGTTAAAGAATTTCAGACTTACTTTGGTACCCAAGATAAATTCAGGGATAATTTAATCACACTAGCTACTGGTAAATATTCCATAGATATAATTAAATTTGATGAATGGTTGAAGGAAGAACACGGATATAATGAAACTGTGGATGGTTCTATGGAAGATTTTATAAAAGTCTCCTTTGGACAAGAAGCAGTGGAATTTATTGTTTCCTTGCTTTAAAAAGGAGAAAATGTATCTCATGGAAAGATTGTTTAATAATGATTATAGTTTAACAGAAGTTGGCAAATGGTTAGATATAGGTTTCAGCAAATATTTGGAAAAGATATTCACTGAATATTCTGAATATTCAATAAGAGAACTATCTCATTTGCTAACTCTAGCAGTACAACTAATAGAATGCGAGTTTATTCTGCGCGATAGAGATAGAGAATGTGAACTTATTTCACACAGGGGAGATAAAGAAAATGTTAGTTGATAAAAATGGAAAGTCCATAGATTTAAGAAATGTGGGAATTCGAGATAAGAAACACTTATGTAGATATTTGAGAAACAATGCCAATTTTTTCGAGCAGGATGATGATGAAAAGTTTCAAAGAAGGTTACATGCTATGAATTTAACTTTGCAGGCGTATGAAAAAAGGGCTGAAGGAGACAAACTATGTGGTTAGCTGGCACTCAAAAACCATTCACACAGGAACAAATTGATTCAATTGATAAGAATAAGTTTTGTAGATATGAGGCATTCAGAAGAACAGGTGTCGCAAATATGTTTGACATCAAGACAGTGCAAGCATTTACACTTCTACCAAATGTTGACATCCATCTTATCATTTGTCATTATGATGAATTATCCAAGTTATACCATGATGAAGAGTTTATCAATCATTATAAAGAATGTTTCGATGATAAGACATCAAGGATACAAGATATTTTTTTGGAAAGTATATAGTCAAAGCAAGTTGAATATATATTAATAAACAACATATACCTCATGCTAGTGGAGCGTAATGATGATGATACCACCTCAAGAGATAAACAGATTGGAATATTTAGCAAATATGTTTAATATGTATGATTATCCGGAAGTAGCACATGTAGTAACTATTATCAAGCAGGGTTTAGATGCTAGCCTTCTTGATTATGATATTAAACAATCAATCATAGCGACTAAGAACATAGCATCCAAGAAGGATATTCCAACAATAGAAATTTGCGATACCTGAGATGAATAAACTAGCAAGTTTGCTAGTGAAGGAGCTTATCAATGAAACCAATGAAGATGTGGGCTTGGTGGGATAATGAACGCGAGAAATTCGCACACATTTATGATAGCCAAAAGAAAGTAGAGATGTGTTTTCCATATGGGAGCCAACACGAAATAAAGAAAGGTAAGGGAAAACTAGTAGAAGTGATAGTGGTAGCAGCAAAATAGATTCGTAGTATACCATTACTTGACCTTGGTAGATTGAAATACTAATTTATCAAGGTCAACCAAACGATTAGTTAAGGAGATTTAATATGAAATTGAATCGGGAGATAAAAAAGATGAATGGAAGCAATGCTTTCGAAAATGATGATGATTTTTATGTAGAATACGATGATGAATATGAATGGCACGGAGTGTTTGGCAATCAAACTGGTTTCTGCTACTTTGCATCCTATGATTTTGACAGAGCAGAAATTGAGTGCAGGGATCTAATTAGAATGAAAGAATCAGCAGTCAGAAGAAGAAAAGTAAAATAATACTTAATTGGTGAAAGAGAGAAATAATGATGATGATTTTTAAGAAACCTGACATATTGTCTACAATAGATGATAAGTTCTTTGATATCGCGAAAGTCATATCAATAACTTATCAAGACACCAAACCTTGGATATTAGACAAACACTACGCTAACAGAATGCCTAATGTGAAATACAGTTTTGGACTTTTGTTCAAATCACAAATAATAGGTATCTGCACATTTGGTATTCCAGGTTCTCCGTTTTTATGCAAAGGTATCTGTGGTATTGAATATAAAGATAATGTGTTGGAATTAAACCGACTTGTGATCAACGATGGTGTTCCCCGTAACTCGGCAAGTTTTCTTGTGGCAAACAGTATCAAGCAACTTCCACCTAAAAGTATACTTGTATCTTACGCTGACACCAAAATGGGTCATATTGGATATGTTTACCAAGCAACCAATTGGATATACACTGGTTGCACTAAAGAAAGAACTGATATATATGCTGGCGATGGTAAGCATTCGAGGCATCACCTTGGTGATAAATCAAACAGGCAACAGCGAAGTGCTAAACATAGGTATGTTTATTTTCATAAATGCCCTAAAGAGATTAAGAATAACTTGCGTTATCCTGTTTTATCATATCCGAAAGGTGAAACACGTAGATATAAAACTCCAAAAATAGCAACCCAACAAATGTTGTTTTAGTGTTTAATCATTAGAGCAAAAATAATACTTGACAATTGATTGTTTTATGTGTTATAATATAAATATACATTTTCAAATCATTTAGGTCTCCTTTCATTTTGACCGATAATATCTCCTATGGATTAGCTATCCTTTAGGTCTCTGAATAAGACGGGTTCAAGATTTTCCTACCAAAGTCTTCTTTGCCGCCTATCTTATTCAGAACCAGGAGAGAAAAGGCAAAGAGGCATGAACAAACCAAACAAAAATAATTCAATACATGAACAATCGATACCAGATACGTGTGTCTTGGTCACAGACTATCCTGCAATATCCGAGCAAGCGCTTCTAAATAAGCATGCCAGATATTATGATGTGTGGCTCATTCTAAGAGAAACATATAAGCATCAAGGCAACTGTAGTAAGGCTCAAGCGGCTAGCTTAATTGCTTCTCAATTTAACATCAGAAAATGGTCTGCTTATAGGATAATTCGTGAAGGCGATGGAATATTCTGGAATCTTAATCCTAAAAATGGAGAAGTTAAATCACACATCTGGATTGTGAGCATTGAGAAAGTCTGCCGTAGATACAATATTGATAAGTGCAGACAGAGTGTTGTTATTGATTTGCGCGGAAGAGAAAGCGTTCAAGAACGTAGAGCGGGTATCTATGAAGCGGCTATTGTTAAACAACCTACAAGTAAAGCAATCCCAGTATCCAGAGACAACATAACAAAAAGAACTGGCGTTTCAAGGTCAACTCAACTGAATTATGAAAAGAAATGGAAAGCAGAAAAGCAATATAATTATATGGTTTGCTGTGAGCTTGATGGTCTGACAGAAGAACAACAATATTCTCGTATATTAGATTTTACAGATAACATACATGGAGAATATCAAGTCAGAGAAATTCATGGTAGGAAGTTACTGATCAAACAAATTCCGAACATGTATATAGACCCTATGTTTGAATGGGGCGAAAAATCTGCATTAAACAGACTGAACAAAACTCTTCGAAATCCTAACGACAAGATAGCGATAGGGAAATCGCAAGAAAGGGTTCATCCTTATGTAGATAGCACATACCAAACAATCTTTAAGAATCTAAATCTATGGTCGGGGAAAGTAACCTTGAATTACAAGATAAATCATTTTTCATAAAACAAAAAAATGTCTTATCTCATATCCATCATAGGATAGGATACAGGTAATGGAAGCAAAAGGTTGGAATAGTCTTAGTATTGTAATAGTATTATTAGTTATCGTCATCTTTGTTTATTAGGGAGAAGTTGTAATGCTAGATAGAATAGATTATATTAGTAAGAATGAAGCTATTTCGTTGGTTCAAAAATATCATTATTCTAAAGTTATGCCAAGAATTACTAAGTATTGCATTGGTGGATTCAAGAATAATGAATTAGTTGCGATATGCACTTTAGGTTATGGAGTTCGTCCATTACATACAATTAGGAAATGTTTTCCTGATTTAACATCAAAAGATTATTTAGAGATTGGTAAACTATGTGTGACTGACGCTATGCCTAAAAATACTGAAAGTTATTTCATTGCTAGAATAGTTAAGCTAATAAAACAGACTTTACCTGAAATCAAACTATTATATTCTTGGTCAGATGGTATAATTGGTAAGCCTGGATATGTTTATCAAGCTAGTAATTTCTATTACGGTGGATTCATTTGGACTGAAATGTATATAGATAGCAAAGGCAATAGAGTGCATCCGCGTACTCTTCAAGGTATCTCTGATGGTGAGAAATCTAATGGCAACAAATTCAAATCTCGCAGTTATGAAGTTACAACTCAAATGGGTTACACCAAATATTTTGGATTGCAATTTCGTTATCTATATCCATTATGCCATAAACAAGAATGGAGAAAGTTACAAGAAACATCACCATTTGAATGGAATAGAAATAGTTATCCTAAAGATAAAGATTGTTTGTGGAAGAAACAAGTAGCCAAAGGAGAGCATGAATCTTGTGGATTGCCTCCATTCAAACATACCAATTATGTTAAGGATACAAACAAACAATTACAGTTGTTCAATTGAAAAAGGAGATACAATTGATTCTTCAAGACTTGAAATCAAAGAATCTTATTCATCCACCTAAGTTCTTAGTTGGTAATACTCAATACTTAACTAGAATGGGAAGTGAAGCTTATGGTGTAAGCATTGATAATTCAGATATAGATATGTATGGGTTTACTATTCCACCTAAAGAACTAGTATTCCCACATTTAGATGGAGAAATTCTAGGATTTGGTAAACATAAGAAAAGGTTTGACCAATTTCAAGCCCATCATATTGAATTCAAAGAAAAACAATATGATTTTTCTATCTATTCCATTATTAAATACTTCCAACTCTGTATGGAGAATAATCCTAATATGATTGATAGTTTATTCACACCATTTAATTGTGTAACATATATTACTAGCATTGGACAGATAGTGAGAGAAGACAGGAAACTCTTTCTGCATAAAGGTTGCTGGGCGAAGTTCAAAGGTTATTCATATTCAGAATTACATAAAATGCGGAGCAAGACGAGAGAAAGTTCAACAAGAAAAGAATCAATTGCTAAGTATGGTTACGACCTCAAGGGTGCTTATAACATAGTCAGATTGCTATCAGAAGTTGAAATGATTTTAGAAGAAGGAGATTTGGATTTACAAAGAAACAGAGAACAATTAAAGTCAATTCGGAGAGGTGAATGGACAGAAAAAGATGTAGTTGATTATTTCAGCAGAAAAGAAATTGAATTAGAAACTCTATATCAGAATTCTAGTCTACCATATTCACCTGATGAGCATGCTATTAAACAATTGTTATTGAATTGCCTAGAACAGCATTATGGTAGCATTGACATGATAGTTGTAGCTGATAAATATGAATCTGCCATTAAGGAAATAGGGGAAATTTGTAGCAAGGTTACAAAAAAAGGAGTGAGAACATCATAATGATGCGTTATCAAACAGTAAATGATTCTGTACTAGAAAATGCGTGGTTAATACTCAGGGAATGTAACGGAGAGAGCTGTTCAAGAGATGAATCTGTTGCGTCCTTAGTAGAACATATGGTAATAGATAAACGATTTGCTCATGACATTATTCATAAAGGACGATATGGTTTTTGGCACATAGCATTAAATGAAAATAACGATGAGAGAATCTATATTCATAGTAAAGGGTTGCATATATACTAGGAGAAACCTAGCCGATGAATAAATGGTATGGATTAACAGCAGATGGTAGCACAATTCCATTAGAGAAAGAATGTGAATGTATTATCCATGATGAACCACACTGGATACACATGGATAGATTGAAGCACGAACTAAATAAAAAATATTATGATAAACCAACAACTCTAAATCTTAAAGCATTGGCAATTTTAGAAGCATCAAGATTAAAAGAAAAGGAATATCATTTTAAGAGACTAAATATAATTGAAATTGAGGAGCATCCATTAAATGAGCAGAGATTATGAGAAACATTACAGAGAATTATCAGATAAATTGAATAGAGACAGAGAAAAGGATATGCAAGCATTATCGAAATGGTATCTAAGCACTAAGTCATTAGACTTAACATCTGAAGAACATTTAGAATTAATGGAACTATTAGGATTTGAAAGAATCATCTGATGAATTCAGTTTAAGCAGATTACATTATGGAAATGAGTGTGAAGTTTAATAGTTGGTTCAAAACTAGAGTAACATTCTTAGAGGGAGTTTTGAAGGCATTCTTAACAGAATACTACATAGAACAGCCTATATTATAAAAAGAATCTAGGAGACACTGAATGATAAGACCAGAAATTATTATTATGCAAATAAACAATAATTTTGATACCTACATATACAATGGATACAATCAATGTAGCCATACATCCTTACATTATGCTCAAGCAATGTTTAATCTAGCTCAAAAGATAGAGCATATGCTAGATGAGTTTGATATTAAAGATTGGCAATTTGAACTTAAGCACTTACAGGATTATTTGGAGGTACATCATGGGTAAAA